AGAAATTTTAGATGAAATATTTTTTGAAATAGATTAAGGAGGCATCATGAACAAAGATTATGAAAATGAATTAGAAAACGAAGATCTAGAAGATGAAATGGAAAATGATGATAGAACAGATGATGAATATGCCAATGGATATCCTAGGAGAGGTTATACATGTGCTGACTGCATCTATAGCGATTGTGATGGTAATCAACTATGTAGCTTATTTGAGCCTTGGTAATCAAAAAGGAGAAGTATGCAAAAAATTGAAGAAACAATAGAATTTTTAAAAGTGTTGGAAGAAGAAATAAAAAAATTAAAAGATACTAATCAAAAATTATATAAAGAAAATGAGGTACTAAAAAAAGAAAATGACACCTTAAAGATGTCATTAAGTAAATAAAATTATCTTTTTATAAAAGTTGTAGCTTCATCCAATGTTAAACGACATTCAATGAAGTAAAGAAGTGCATGAATAAAGAGTTTCATATCTTGAATATCTTTATCAATGTGTTTCTTAATATAATGAGTTTCATCATTTCCAAGCCAAGTTGAAGCAGTAGCAAGATTTTTAATTTCAGTGTCAGTGATATAAGTTGAAATACATTTACCAAAAAGTAAATTCTCAATTTCCACTTTTTTATCAGGATTTAAATAAATACAAAAATCTTTTACAAGAAATTCAATAGCTTTTCTATAGCCCATACCTGCTATTTCATTTAATGAATAACTTTCAGCAGTGTTTGATTGGTTATAAATGATTTGAAACATAGGTGAAAGGTTAGCAATTTTTTCAGAGAATATTTTATTTTCTGGATAAATTGGTTCAGAACTTTCAAAAGAATAGGCACAATAATTAGGAGACTTATTATCATACATATTATAATTACAACTTTTATTTATGCCATTAAAAGTAATGATAAAAGAAGATGAACAATGTTTACAATATGTAAATATTTCCACTTTATCTTTATCAGTTACAATGGCTTCTGAAAAACTATGAACAAAAGGAGCGTGACATTTAGGACAATAGTCAGGGACATTAAATTCAATATTTGATTTTTCAATGCTATATTTGTTTAAAAATATTAAATCAGTTACAACAGTTTTCATAATAAACACCTCACAATAATTTTTAACTAAATTATAGCACAAAAAAAGCAAACATGAATTGAAAGATAGAGCTTTAGAAATGCTTTATCAAATGTATAAAATGATGATTGCATAAAATTTAAGGGAGGATAAAAAATGAAAATAGTAAAAATAAATAATGTCCCTGTAAAAGGGATACCTTTAAAAAATATAAAACTAGTAGGTGGAAAAGTAATTATAGATGGAAAAGTAATTGTAAAAAAGTAGGAGGATTAAAAAATGTTACACTGCACAATTCTAAAAAAGTACTGGGATAGAGAAGAACTTAAAGGATTGAATTTTAAAAGAGTACTAAAAATAATAGAAATATTAGAACTTTGGGAGGGAGAAAATGATTGAGTACATGGAAGCTACAACAAAAGATGTAATTAAATACAAAATGAAATGGTTAATCAATACTATATGGAGGTTCTATAACAAATATGTTGAGTTATATGACTTTGGAGATTTATTTTAAAAAGGAGGAAATATGGAAGAAAAGATGATGTTAACAATGCCAGAAACTGCAAAAATTACAGGAATTGGTTTAGCAAAATTGAAACAAATTGCAAGAGAATACTCAGATTTTCCTTACATAAAAATAGGAGTGAAGCATCTTGTGATAAAAGAAAAACTTCCAGAATGGTTTGATAAACATAAAGGAGAAGAGTTATGAGGAAACTAGCATTGATAATAGCTAGCATATTAGCTGCATATAACAAAAGAAAAACATCTGTTGACAGCGACCAAACTAACACAGATGTTTAAGAGAAAATGTCTGGGTAATATTTCACCTAGATTATATCTTAAATTTTATAAAAATTCAAGAGGAAGGAGAAGAAATGAATATAAATGAGTACAATTCTAAAAACATGGGAAAGCAAGTTCTAGTTTTGAGAGAAGATGATATAAAAGTTTTAAATCATTTTGCAAGTATTGCAAAGTCGGGAGAACTTAAAGGGCTGATAGTTGCTGGAAAGTATGTTGGATTTACTGACACATATAGACTTGCATCGATTAAAGATACTCATGAAGCATTACCTGAAACCAATGTAGATACTCCTCTTATGTATGATGTGCTTGATGTGTTGAAAAAAGCAAAATCTTTAACAGTACTTAAAGATGGAAAACTTGCAATTCAAGTAGGTATTGAAGTAACTGAATATGAGCCGATAAAAGATGTGAAAGTTCCAAACATTGCTACAGTTAGAGAAGGGTTAGACTATGGAACTTATACTGAAGCATTTCCATCAATTAATTTTGCTGAAAATGTAGTTTGGAAGATGTTAAAAACTCCAGCAGGACAAGAGCATTACAAGAAGTATTTTAAGTTTGAAAATGGAAAAGTAATAGTTGAAGCTTATCCAAACGAAAACTCAAAACTAGTTTTAGAAATATTAGAGCTAGAGAAAGATAGAACAAGTTTAGTAACTGATTTAGATTGTAAATACTTAGACTTGTGGTTTAAATGGACTAAAAATAGTAAATTTGATTTAGCGTTAGGAAAAAATAGTAAATGTGCTGTTAAGTTTAGTAAAGACAAGGTTGATTATATCGTTATGCCGTTAATGGTGATTAGATAAGGAGAGGAGTTAGAGTATGTTTACATTACCAAAGAAAAAAGAAATAAGAGTAAGTGGAAGAACTACAGAAGTTATAAGAGTTAGAAATTCTACTCTTGAATATGTAGATGAAATGGTTGAAGAAAGTGGTTTATCAAGACAAGAAATAATAGATAGAGCAATTAGATATGCTTATAACGATTTAGAATGGGAGGAAGAATAATGAAATTATATGAAATAACAAAAGAAATGAGAGCTTTAGATGAATTGTTTTTAAATTGTATAGATGAAGAAACTGGAGAAGTGAAAGATGATGGTGTAATTGATATTTTAGAGCAAGAACTTCAAATACAATTACAAACAAAAGGTGCAGGTATAATTAAATCTTTTAAAAACTCTGAAGCAATGTTAAATGGAGTTGATGAAGAAATAAAAAGACTTCAAGCTTTTAAAAAATCTATTTCTAATCAAATAAATAGTAGAAAAGAATACATAGTTAGAAATATGGAAATGATGGGAATTACTAAAATAGAAACTGAACTTGGAAATTTAACTTTAAGAAAATCAAAGTCAGTAAATATCTATGATGAAAGCTTAATAGATAAAAAGTTTATTGAGATAGAAACAAAAGAAAAAATCTCAAAAACTGAAATTAAAAAAGCTATTGAAGCTGGAGAAAATGTTCAAGGTGCAAATATAGTAGAAAAGAATAGTTTAAATATAAAGTAAGGAGTGGAATATGGCAAATATGATAATGGTTCTTGGAGAAAGTGGAACAGGAAAATCTACAAGCATTGAGAATTTAAATGAAAAGGAAACTTTTATTATTCAAGCTGTTGATAAACCTTTACCATTCAAAAGTTTTAAAAAAAGATATTCTTTAAGAAGTAAAGAAAATCCAAAAGGTAATAGATTTATAAGTGATAAACCTGAAATAATTATGAAAATCTTAAGTACTTTAGATAAAGAAAAAGAAATTAAAAATATTATCATAGATGATTCTCAATATATCATGGCAAATGAATTTATGAGAAGAGCTAAAGAAAAAGGTTATGAAAAATTTACTGAGATAGGACAAAACTTCTATAACTTAGTCGATAAAGCTAATTCTATGAGAGAAGACATAAATGTAATCTTTTTACAACATATAGAAGTTACAGATGATGGAAGAAAAAAAGCAAAGACTATAGGTAAATTAATTGATGATAAGGTTGGATTAGAAGGTAGATTTACAATAGTTTTAGCAACAGAAATTGAAGATGGTGTTTATTATTTTAGAACCCAAAACAATGGTAATGATACTTGTAAAAGTCCAAAAGGGATGTTTGATGAATTAAGAATTCCAAACGACTTAAATTATGTAATACAAAAATCAAATGAATATTTTAATTAATAATAGGAGGAAATAAATATGATGAATTTATGGACAGAAAACGAGGAAGATTTAAGAGAAGAAACTAAAGAAAAGAGTGGAGTAGTTGATAAAAGTGGAGTGTACAACTGTACTATTGAGGAAGCATTAATAATAAGTGGTAAAAACGGTTCTCAATCTAAAGGGCTTAAATTAGTTTTAAAAACTGATGAAGAACAATATTTTTATCCAGTAGAATTTTTTATAAAAGCTGATGGAACTGAAAATGAATATGCTAGAAAGAAATTAAATAAATTAACTTATTTATGTAAGTTAAAAAATAAGGACCTGGTTCCAGTAGAAAGTCCAAACAAAGTTTTTATTCCAGCTCTTGCAGATAAAAAAATTGGTGTGATAGTAGAAGTTAGTTTAAATGGAGAGTATTTAAGATATAACATCATAGGATATTATGATATTAAAAGTAAGAAAACTGCTGATGAAATTCAAAATAAAAAGAATCCTGAAATTTATGAAAGATTTAGAAAGAAATTTGAAAGTGCAGCTCCTATTGAGAAACCAAGCAATAATCATACTGAAGAAAAAACAGAAGAAAAGAATGAGGAATTACCTGAAGAATTCCCGTTTTAATGGAGGGGAATCAAAATGAAAATAAAGCATTATGGAGATGAGGCAAGACTGGATTACTGTCCAGTCTGCCAAAAAGTTAAAAAAGATAATCCTTGTTTTTCTGTAAATGTGAATAGTGGAAAGTACATGTGCCACTCAACTGGGAAAAGCGGACATATAAGTGAATTTCCAGAGATACAAAAAGAGTTAAATATTAGTGGATCAGAAGAAAAAACAGAAGAAAAGAGAATTTATGATTTTTCTTCTTTAATATATAACTCAAAAAAATTAAATAAAAAATGGCTTGAATATCTAAAAAGTAGAGGCATAGAAAACGAAGATAATATTAATAGACTCTATAGAATGGGTTCTCATGAAAGTATGATGATACCTGTTACTAATGGAGAAACCGTTGTTGGAGTTAAATATAGAAGTTTAGATAAAAAGTTATGGAGTGAGAAAGGTAGTTGCTTAGACTATCTTTTAAATTGGCAAAATATAACAGATTTTGATTATTTAGTAATTGTTGAAGGTGAAATAGATTTACTTAGTGCTTTAGAAGCTGGAGTAGAAAACACTGTTTCATTGCCTTCTGGAGCTACAAATATTAAATGTATCAAAATGCAAAAAAATTGGCTTAGTAAATTTCAAAAAATCATCATTGCAACAGATGATGATGAAGCTGGAGTAGAAGCAAGAAAAAGAATTGTTCATGAATTAAGAGATTTATTAATTCCACTTTATAAGACTTATTTCTATAAGAAAAAAGATGTAAATGAAGTTCTAGTGAAAAATGGAAAAGATAAGGTATATAAATATCTCTTAGAATCATGTACTCAAATAAAAACAGGATTTAGAAATTTCAAAATTGACGATGGTGGATACAACTATTATGGTGGAGAAGAAACTGTTAGAGTTAGTAATTTCTTAGTTGAGGTAGAAGCTTTCTCTGAAAATTTTTTAATAGGTAAAGCTATAAATAATGGAAGAGAAAGAAAGTTTAAAGCTAGAATATCTGATCTTTTATCTATAAAAGGAATTGCGGAAGCTATGGGAGTGTATTTAGCTAGTCCATCAACAATTCCTAAATTTATCGATTGGCTAAAAGAAGAGAACCAGGAAAAGTACATTGAGGAAATAGAGTATTACGGAATAAGAAATAATAAATACTATGATGAAGATTCAGATGTTGTTTGTGATAAAAGAGATTTAAAAATTACAAAAATTTCTGAAATAGGAGCCTTGACAACAGAAGATAAAGAATGGCTTGAAAAAAATTTAATTCATATGAGAAGTGATGTAAATCAATCTTTGTTAGGAATCTGCTGGGCTTTAGGTAGATTTCACACCCAAGGAACTTATCCTATCTTAGAAGTTTCTGGGACAACAAGCATAGGAAAAACTGAATATGTTGAGTTTATTTCAAGAATTTTATTTGGTGGAAGGGAAAATATAAAAAGCTGGGCTATAGATGAAGTTAAAATAACTGGTAAATTTCAACTTGAAAAAATGAATGATTTATACTCAACAATTAGATCTGTTTATGATAATAAGGTTATCAATCAAGGAAATACTACAAATAAATTAGCTGAATTTCATTTGTGTACTCCACTTATTATCTCAGGTGAAACAAAGTTAAGTGATGTGAGTATTCAAAATAGAATGATAAGCACAAGTCTTACAAAGAAGAATAAAGGTGATTTTGAGATTTATAAAAAACTTAAAAATAGTGATATTTTAGAAAAACTTGGTAAAAGTGCTTTAATGGATAGATTAGAAAACGGTGTTATAAGTGCTGACATTACGATTTTAGACAAAGTAAAAGATGAGAGGCAATTATATAACCTAAATTGTTTGTTAAAAGGTTTAAAAGCCCTCTCAAGAGTTTTAAAGATAGACATGAAAATTATAAGTAATTTTGTAAGTTTTTTAAATACAGATTTTTCAAAAGAGTATACAACTAGTGATAATTTTATTGAACTCTTAAAATTAGTTGAAGATGCCGGGATAGAAAATTTAGAAAGTTTTTATGTATCAACTCCTAACGAACATTGGGCT